GCTGGCAGAGGGTGAAGAGCTGGTCGAGGATGTCGCGGTGGGCGAACATCGACTGATCATCGACCGTGGCGACGCAGAACATCACCTTCACGTCCATGACCACGCGCCCGCTGTCGACGGTAAAGCCGCGCATGCCGACAATGTTCTCCACTGGCAACATGTCCAGGCTAGTGTACTGGTCGAAGTCGATGAAGGTTGCCGAGTAGGAGAGCCCAGTGATGAAGGTCTGGAGGAAGTTCGAGAGACTCGCATAGACGTTGTTGAACTCAGCCATGGGTCACCTTATAGCCTTGGGCTTCAAGCGCGTCGTCAATAGCCTTGGGGATCTCGACGTGAGCGTAGAACTTGATTAAGGGGAGAATGAGCGGGCGGATCACACCATAGGAATTGATGAGCTTCCAGTAATCGATGTCACCTGTCATGGCGTCAGCCACGAGGCGGGTGACCCCCTTGTCGGTGTCCTCTTTGAGGCGCGGGAACGGGTCGATGAGGATGCTGAAGGTACCGTCCCTCGCCTGTGTGACGCTGACGGCCTGCCTGGAGGTGGGGTTGCCAAAGACTTGAGCGACCTTGTTGGTGATGTTCTCAATGTTTTCAACTAAGCGACCGCTAGCGTCGAAGAAGGCCTGGGAGCCGAAGAATTTCATCTTCTTTTCTCGGTAAGGCTCAAGCAGGTCCTCCCAGACGGCTCCATAGGGCATCAGCTCTTCAGGGGGAGCGTTGATATGAGAGTTGACCAGAGCGACCAGCTCGATGAAGAAGAGTTGAGCCTGCGTGTTAGCCGCTTCGCGGGCAATCGCGGCGATGTCTTTGAGCTTACGGTCGACGGCGTCGTCGAGCTTCTTGGTGATAAGCGCCTTGAAAGCTGCGCCGTCCCAGTTCTTGGCGACCATCACGCCACCTCGGCGATGGTGATCCCCATGGCATGTTCGATCCGGCGAACGGTCAAGGTCCCGTTGATGCGGTCGTTGAGCTGGATCGCCGCGCTGCACAGCACACGGTAGCGGCTCAGCGCCGAGAGACTGGTGATATCAGGGCCGAGCAACTCAAGGGTGCCCCAGAAGGTGCCGAGCGCCTGGGACGTAGTATCCCGCATCAGGCCAGTGACCGGGTCGGCCACGGTGACTGAGCGGCTCCAGACGAGCTGCTGGTCGAGATCGAACAGCTTGAACAGCGCCGAGAAGGCCCCTTGGGCCTCGTCGTCACCAGCCCAGGCAGCGAGCATGACCCGACCGGAGGTGTCGTAGATCATGTCACCCGCGTTGATCCCGCAGGAAGGGCGCACGTTGAGGACACGACGGGGGGTGTAGAAAGTGTTCCCCCTGCCAGCGGTCTCAGGAAGCAGCGAGATCGCACCGTAGAAGTGGCGGCCATCGACGGTGCGGAGCCGCTGGCGGAACTTTTGACCTAGCTCACTCAGCTCTGGCATTTCACACTCCTGTGATGATGCCAGCTGCCCAAGGCAAGCCGGTTCCTTTAATGATGTCGGGTCGAGTTCCCACAGTCAGCAGCGACGGATAGGTACTGGCCATGCCGGTGATATTGGTCAGGGCGTCTTCGAGCAGGTCGGCGATCATGTCGTGGAGCGCCCCAAAGTCGAAGCCCGAGTACCGCTGGTAGGAGGCCTGACCGAGCTGCTCCTTCTGCAGGAGGCGAGCCGGAAGGCTCGGCATCAGGTCGAAGGCGGCCTTGTAGACCAAGGCGTCGTTGGCGTACTTGGCGTTGATCGTCCCGGAGGAGAGCGCCGCTGCAAGCATCCCGGTCGATTGGGTCATCGTGTTGATCTGGGCGTCGAGCAGGTAGTAGGCCCCGTAGAAGTCCACGTCGGCGTCGGGCAGCTCGGTCGAGCTGAGGCCCAACTGACGACGGACATCGTCTTCGGTCATGGCGATATTGAGCCAGGGGTTCAGCCGGTAGGCTTGGACGAACTGGTAGGGCTTGCTGCCGACCTTGAAGCTGCAGATCAGCGTGCGGATCTCGGTTGGCAGGCTGATGGCGTTGTTGATCGCCGGGACGGTGATCGCCGTCTCGGTGATCCCTGAAGTCACGTAGAGCGAGATATTGGTCAGGCCGGTGATGAGGGTTCCGGTGTTGTCGCGGACAGAATAGGTCACCGTGCCGGTGTCGGGAGTTTGGTACTCGCTATCGACCGTGAAGGGGACGACGAGGGAAACATCGTCACCGGCGGTGAAGTTCAGCATGGCTTATTTGGCCTTCTTGGACTTGGCATCCGCCTCGGGATCGCCCAAGGGCAGTTCCGGTTCGGCGGGCTCCACGGCCTTGGGACCGAAGGCCGAAACGAAGCTAGCGATGGCCAGATCACGGTCGCCATCGCTTTCCCGCCAGTAGGTCAGGAACTCGGCGTCGGTCGCGGTCGGCTTCAGCTCGGCCTGGACGAGGCGAAGCTGACCGATCAGGGCACGGGCCTGGAAGAAGTGGCCCATTTCGACCACAGCAGGGCGGTTCGCCGGGATATGCTGACGGGTATCGTCGATGAGTTGAAAGTCACCGATGGTTTCGACAAGGGAAAGGGACATGGCGCTCCTCCAGAGTGAAGGGTGCCTGCAAAAAGTCACAGGCACCCTGCCACGTCGTTTTAGCTCGTGAAGTCGATGATGTTGCGCGACTGGGGGAAGACCAGCTTGTAGCCGGTGTTCTCGGTGCGGACGTAGACGACTTCCTGCGTGCGGATCAACCGCTCGCTCTCGGCGATCTGCGAACCGGACTCGACCAGCTCCTCCAGGCACTCGGCGGAGGTCAGGCCGATCAACTGGCCGTTCGGGACGGACGAGCTGATGACGAACCGGACGCCGTTGAGCAGGATCGGCAGGCTCTGCTTGAGGTTGGGGCCGACACCCGAGTCCGCCAGGGCCTGGGCCTCGGAGGTCTGACCCGACAGGGTCGGGGTGAACAGCAGCAGCCAGTTGGCATACATCGCGTAGTTGCCGACCACGACGTCTACCGGCCACATGGTCGAGGCGCGGTTGACCAGCCAACCGAGCAGGGCCTTATAGTTGATCGAGCCGTTGGCGGTGTAGCCCGAGGAATAGCCGAAGGGTAGCTGCGAGGTCGAGCTGACCACGGTGGCGGCGGCATTGATGCCGTCGCCGTTGATCAGGATGCCGGTGGCGGCGATGACCTTGGACAGCTCCAACTGGCGCTGCACGCGGGCGGCGAAGGGGGTCATGATGTCGAGGGCGGCACGACGGGCGAACTCGTAGGTGAACTTGTAGCCCGAACCATGCTTGTAGATCTTCACCGACTGCTCGCTGGTGCGGACGGTCTTGATCGGGATCGGAGCCCCTTCCGCGATGGTGTTGGTCGTGCGGGCGGTGGTGTCGTCCTCGACGAACGTGGTGATCAGTTCGTTGCCGGCGATGCCTCGGCTATTGCCGAGCATGGGCTCGACATATTCGATCATGTTGATCTTGTTCTTCCACCGGAGGATCGCGTCGATCACCGGGGGGAACAAGGCACGGGTGCCGTCGTAGGTCTGGAAGGTGTTGGCCGCCGCCTGGAGCAGCGCCCCGTTGGCGAGGTCATTCTTCACCGGCAGACCGAGATGGGCGAACGAGGCCTCCAGGCCGTTCAGGCCTTGGTAGCGTTGGCCCTGAGCGGCTTCGCTCTTGCTGGGGTCGATGCCCAGGGTCAGGTAGTCGCCGACGTTCAGGCCGTAGTCGCGGGCGTCCGAGCACAGCTTCAGACCCGCCTGCTGGGACTTGTAACTGTCCTTGTCCAGTAGGCCGCCGAGCACCTCGGTGGGGGACCGGCGATTGCGAGCCAGCTCGCAGATGTCTTTGGTAACGACGCTCATATCCGTGGTCTCCGCTTAGCGCAGCAACACGATGGCGCAACCATCGGTGCTATAGGTGGCAATCGAGGTGACGAAGTTGGACTTCGCCAACTGGCCGGTGGTCCCCGTCAAGGGCGTGATGGTCTGGATGTTGCCGGGGTATGCCGTGCAGCCACCCACCATATCTCCGACGTTGACAGTGTGGCCGGTGGCGACCGGCAGCTTCAGGCCACCACGGATACGCACCGCGCAGACGCAGATACCTTCCTGGACCCGGTTCTCGACCTGCTCGATAACGCCGACGATGAACTCGCCATCGTGAGCCAGACGGACTTGAGTGTCGGCAGTGGTATCATAGGTCACGGCCAGCCCCACGGGGCCGAGCGTGGCCACCTCGCCGTAGAGGACGCCGGGCAGGCCATAGTTGGTCACGTACATCGTCTGGATGTCGGCGGCCGCATTGAAGGTGAATACGTCCTGGTCGAGGATGCCCTCGACCGAGACGCCAGCGCCAAGGATGTTGGTCATGGTCGGGGTTCCTTACTTGCGAACGGTGAAGGCGGAGGGGGGCAAGAACCCGGCACCGTCTTGGGCGGAGAGATTGGTGGCCTCAGCAGCTTGCTGGCCGCTCGGGAGCTGGTGCAGCTTGACCTGGGCGGCGGAGAGCGCGGCAAGGATGCCGGGCACGTCCGTGGGGACAGTCGGGGCGGCGGTGCCCGAAGCGACCATGGCGGCGCGGCAACTTTCGGACAAGAAGGCGACGACCAATTTGTGCTCCTCGGCAAGTTTCAGGCCCTCGGCGGCGGCGGCGAGCTTGCCCTCGGCCTCGGTAACCTTGAGATTGGCAGCAGCGAAGTCGGCGGTCGCCTTGGCGGCAGCAGCCTTCAGCGCGGTGATCTCGGCGACGGCGGTCGATAGCTTGACTTCGGATACCGCGTTCGCGGCAGCCAGGGCGGTGATCTGACCCAGGATGGCGTCGGCGGCCAGCCCAGGCGGATTTTCAACAGCCATGGAATGGCCTCCTTGAGGTGGGTGAGTGATGACCTTGCCCGTCGTGGCGAACAAGGCTGTGAGATCGGGAGAGAACCCCGATGCAGCGAGCCGGCTGTACTCGTCAGCACCAAGGCGCGACTGAGTCCGACCGACGATCTTGGCATTCTTGGCTGCGCCGAGGCTGACCAGCGAGAGTTCCATGAACTTGGACAGGCCGTTGATCTTGCCATGGACGCCACTCACACCGAGGGTGTGGTCGTTCGGGCAGGTCCGGTTCCAGAGGTTGTCGTCAGTGGCGTCCGCGCCCAGGTAGTCGAAGCCGCATTCGGAGCAGCAGATCTGCTGGGGGAGGATGCCGACCGAAACCTCGTCGATGACGTTGGCGTTCAGCTTGGCGATCAGATCAGTGGCAGTGGGATCGTTCCGGCTGAGATAGAAGAGGCAGCGCAGCTCAGATGCGTCAAAGACCTCAGCCATAAAGACGCGCCCGACCGGCAGCTCATAGCCCTGCATATGAAGAGTGTGCAGAGGAACAGCACCACCCGCACTGACGTAATCAGCCATTCCTTGGAGAAGCGAGAGCTGCGGCACGGCTTGGTCATAAAGCGATCCACGTTTGCTGATCGGCGAAGTGTTCAGGGCGATGGTCTCGAAAATCGCCACCGAGGACAAATCAACTGGCCCACCGTAGGACTTGGTGAGGGCGGCGGCGATCTCCGGGGTCGGGGCAATTTCTTTGAGCATGGTCGGCAGTGTACTGAACTGCCGCCTGCTGGTCAATACAGTTGTTTATCGTTTACTTTAGCCTTACTAGTAAACTAGCCGGTTTTTCTTTATTACTGCATCATCCCTTACTCTTATAAGAGCATCCTCAGACCCATTGCAGGCGTGGAAAGTGAAGGTGATATTGCTTGAGCGTAGGGTAGCAAGAAACATAGATAGCTCTCGGTCTTGTCTATGATTTGCTTGGTGGTGTTGGCTTTCCACCAAATGTACATCAAAAGTTACGCCGCTGTTGTCCCTTGATAATTTTAGATACTTAGAGACATGGGTGAGCATTCCCCTTGAGGAGTTCTCATACTCGATTATGACGAGGGTTGAATTAATCTGCTCCACCCAATCTGGGAAGTAAGGCCTCACCCATTCGGGATTGCTGAGGGAGCTGTGGCCGAGGAGTTCCTTCACTCGGGCGTCAGCGATCTTTAAGCTCATGTTGACCTCCTGTTCCGAGTACGACCTTGATCTCGGTGGATCAGGAAAACCTACTTCCCCGTCGACTGCCCCTTGCTATGCGCAGGGTCGACGACTTGGTTCAGCACGCTGACCTGGGTCTGGAGCACCCCAATATCGTTGCGGTGGGCGATCACCTCATTCTTGATGTCGGTGGCATAGCCGACGATCAACAGCTGGACGATGCCTAGAAGGATCGACGCAGCCAGCCAGATGCCGATCATGCGGTTGACCCATTTGTTGACCTGGCGGTCCACATCCTGGATGCGGTCGGTATTGGCCTCCGACCGCTTGTCCGACATGACGTGGTGATCTTCGTCGGTCTTGGCATGGGCCGCGAGCTTGAGATCGACGTTTTCGGCGTTCTTCTCGACCTTGGCGGCCAGGGTCTCGTTGGCTTTGAAGGCTCGGTCGATAGCCGCCGAGCTGTTGTTCTGCCGCTCTTCCAAGGCCTCGATCTTGGCAAGGCCTTTGCGAACTTCATCCATCCCGATCTTGAGTGAGGTCAGGTTCTCGTTGATCGAGTTGAGGGTTGTCTCAAGGATTGCGAACCGGCGCTCGTTATCCACGGCGGCCTCCGTTGTCATTCGTCATCCCCTAGCCCAGAAAGAAGCTGTTGAAGAGCTGCCTTAACCGCCGGGCTCTTCTTCACAGTGTTGGATTTGACCATGCCCTTAGCTTGCTTGCTGCCGGCGGGTTGGATGCCACGGCCTAGGGGGTCCGAATTGGAATGATCTTGCACGCCCTGTGACCCGTCGGGGTTGCCCGTCGAGGTCTGAGGCTGCATGAAGCCAGTTCCGCTCAGCTTCGGCGCACCTTTCAAGGGTGGGCGTGAGAAAAGCTGCTGGGAAAATTCGATGTCATCGATCAGCCCCAGGCTGAGCAACTCCAGGAGGCGAGCCTGCCTGAGGGTCACCTGTGGCTCCAGCTCGGACCACGACCGCATCTCCGCTGACTTGAAACTGGCCTCGACGATGCTCTCGCTGCCGGTGAGGCGCAGAGCGTAGGTCAGGACCTGGGAGAGGATGTCGGCGACCGGGCGGTTGATCTGGTCGGCGTTCTTGCTGAAAATGTTGGCTTCGACTGAGGCTGTATTGACGCCGCTTTCGCCACGCCCGATCACGGTCGCCATCGTCTTCAGGGCGGCTTGGTTCTGCCCGTTGAGGACGTTGATCACCTGGGAGATGTCGATCCCGACGCCGGGGTTCTTGTCGTTGAGGATCGAGACCTCGACGCTGTCGGTGTGGGCGAAGGGCTGGTCGGCTCGCATCCTGGCCATGGAGGACGTGATGTCGTTCAGCCGGGCGGCGACCCAGCTGCGGAGCTGCTGGCTGTCATTGCGGACGGCGGCCGGGGCGTTCTTGATCAGGTTCTCTTCGAGGACCTTGATGTCGATCCGAGGATAGCCGGTCGACTGCATGATCCGGTACAGGTCGTTGATCACCTGCTGCCGGGCGGCGAGCGTGTTGATGGCCGAGACGAAACAGCCATCGGGGTAGATGGTCAGCGGGTCCTGGCGGTAGAA